GTGGCCGTGTTGGGGCATTTGATTTCAACGCAGCCATCGTCACCAATCAGGCCGTCAGGTGACGCGCCAGCCATTGCAATGGTCGGGTGGTTCACAAAGCCGGTTTCTTCCACCATGTTGCCGGTGGCCGCTTCGTATGCCCCGCGGGCGAAGGGTTCCTGGTCAGTGCCCCATTGCATGGCGCTGTTGGTAAACGATTCTTGGCGTGTGCCGGTGATTTGTTCAACCACCAGCTGGGCCATGTAGTTTTCGCGGGTGGCGCTGTAACCCGTTTTTGTGCGGGCCATCACATCCGACACTTTGGATGCGGTGACTTTGCCCAATCGGGCGGTAAACCATTCTTCGGTGCGTTGTTCGATTTCTTCAGTCATTTTTTACCTTTCAGTTGTTTAAATTCGATGCCCTTCCATTGGCAAACTTTTTCGGGTTTGAGCATCATCACAAACCCTTCAATGTCACCATCCCCGCCTATGCTTTGCACTTCGTAACCAAAATCGCCGCACTGGACAATCATTGGCGCGTCAGGGTTGATTAGGTCTTTTTTTTCTTCATCGCTGGATTCTTGCCACCGTTGCATGATGTCCATCATGGTTTCAAGAACCTGGCGCATGGTTTGAGATTTAAATTCAAGCATTTGCTTGTTCCTTTTTGGCGCGGGCCACGCGGGCTTTTTTGGCGTCCATCACTTTGGTTTGAAGTGCCTGGTTTCCTTGGCATGCCTCAAATGCGGCCTTGTAAACCGTTGCCAATTCTTCGCTGTTGGCGCTGGCTTGAATTGCTGCTAGGTGGTCGGTAATGTCAGGGGCCGCAGCCACTAAATGCGTGTGCGCGTCAGCATCGTTGTCTGCTTCGGTCGGAATGCTGAATGCCTGAAATGCCGCATATTTGTACGCGGCTGACATTGCTTTGTTGGTGGCTTTGTCGCCGCTATCCATTGCTTCGCCAAATGTTTTGACGGTGTGTTTGGAACCATCATCGGCAGACACAAAATCAAATTCAACTTCAACGGTGATATAAAACAGCGCACCGCCTTTTTGGCTGACGCGTTCAACGCATTCGCGCTTTAATACGCGAGGCAAAATGCACAAGCCATGTTTAGCCAATAAAGGCGCAATCGTGTTGTAAACATCGTCAATTCCGCGGAAGTTGTAACCGCTGCCTTGCATGTTTCGGCGGTCTTTGGTAATGCCAACCGTAGACAATTCTTTTTGCACTGCATTTATTGCTTTATAAACTTTCATGGTGGGTTCCATTTTGGTTTCCTGGTTAGTTGAAAAATGCCATCAAGCCGATGGCGGTGAATGAAACAACGACAAGCGTTATCCATATTTTTTGAAAAGTGGTCAGGCGGTCGGCGCGTGTATACGGGCCTTCAATGTCATACGGCAGTTTTTTCATGGTGCGTTCCTTTCAAAATGGTGCGGGTGGTAATTTGTCGCGTTGCTGTTGCGCGTATTCGCGTTCTTGCTGGCGCGTCCAAGGGATTGGCCCCCCAGGCGGGGGGAAAGGCCAATTACACATTTGCCAGTTCTTTGGCAAAGTTGATGGCGGGAACCAGCATGGCGCTGCCGTAGAGGCGGGCGCCGCCAACGGGCAGCTGGGCATCGGTGTCCCAAAGGGTCACCGCGTAACCTTTGGACACTTTGGTGACCAAGGCCGCAATGCCCAAATCAGCGTTGATGAACGTTGCGATTTGGTCGGGATTGGTGATGGTGACGGCGTTCATGCTGCCACCCCGCTGGCGTTCAATTGACCATCCATGACCGCGAACAAAACGCCTTTTGCGCGGTTCAGGGTTTGGCGGGCGCCTTCGGTATCACCGAACGCCATTTGTTCCTGGGCGTCAGACATCAGGCCCGCCACGATCATGTTGGCGCCGCTGAATTTGTAGGTGATGGAGTTGGTAACGCTGTCCAGGAATTGCTGGAAGTCACAGCCGTACATTTGGCTGTCGCGGTTGGTGGTGTTTGCATTCATTTCAATTTCCTTTCTTGATAGACCCGTTAGGGCATGAGTGAATTATAAGCTGGCTTAACTTGCAACGTCAACACATTTCGCAAATATTTTTCCAAGGTTGTCGCGCACCGCAATTGCGGTTCGCAGTTCTTCCAGGGTGCGGCGTTCAATGTAAACGCCGCTGATGGTGGCGGCGTAATAGGTCACGCCAGCCCGATGCACTTTGATAATTTTGGTTCCCATGTGATTCCCCTTAAAACAAGGCCATTGCAAGCCACAACAAAACATAGATCACGGGCGCGGCGACCAGCGCCATGCCCACAATTTCCCAATCGGTTGGTTCGCGGTTCATGGCGTCCCCCTTATACGGCGCGGGCACAAGCGGTGGCCCACAATGGATTGTTTTCAAAAATCCGAACACGACCTTTTTCAAAATAATCGGTCATTGTGTCGGTGTTGTTTTCGTAGGGCGCTGCATCGCGGAAGATGCGGCCCAAAGCGCCGGTGTAGTCTTTGGCGTAGATCGTGACGCAATCACGGCCATCAATCAGTTGGCCGCGGCTGTACCAAACGCGGGCTTTTTCTGTTCCGTTGGTAACATAGAACTTCATCATTTTCAACATTTCAATTTCCTTTTTGAAAGACCCCGTGCAATTCGCTAGGGCATGACTGAATGTTAAGCCAACTAAACAAGCATTGCAACAACTATTTGTAAAGCCCCCTTAACTTTGTCGGGAATTGGTGGTGTTGACACAACAAGCAAGGTGGCTTAACATATGAGGATGGACAAAGCACATGCAATCGAAAAAGCCGGTTCAGCCAAGGCGCTGGCCGAACTGTTGGGCATCACCCGCGCCGCGGTGAGCCAATGGGGCGACCGTGTTCCCCAGGCTAGGGTTTGGCAGTTGCGGGCCTTGCGGCCCAGCTGGTTCAAGCGATAAAATTGTTTGAAACATGGCTAGGCAAGGATTGATCCCCTTGCTGAAAAGGGAACTCCCCCCCTGCCAATGTTTCTTTTCAGGGAGATTTGCGGAGAGTGCTATGCACAAAAAAACTTATTCTGAGCGTCTTTTAGACCCGCGCTGGCAACAGTTGCGGTTGCGTGTGTTTGAACGCGATCAATGGACTTGCCGTGTTTGTGATGGCAAAGAAAAAACATTACACGCGCATCATGTCCATTACCATCCTTTGGCCGAAGGGCCGTGGGATTACGACCTAGAAACAATTGTGACCATGTGTTCGGATTGCCATTCTGACGAACACACCGAATTAGACGCCGCCAAGGCTGATTTGATTTTGGCGCTGGCAAAAAAAGGTTACGTCACATCATTCGATTTTGAATGTTTGGCCACCATCATCGAAACGGATGGCCAACCATGAAACGCCCTTCATTTCAGTTTTACCCAAGCGATTGGTTGCGCGATACAGCGTTGCGATCATGTTCAACTGGCGCCCGCGGATTGTGGATGGACATGATTTGTTTCATGCACGAAGGAAATCCGTATGGTTATTTGAAGGTTGGCGACAAGGTTATCCTTGCTTCAAACCTTGCCCGCATGGTTGGGGAATCCTTAGAGGTTGTTCAAGGTTGGCTGGATGAATTACAAGTTGCTGCCGTGTTTGATGTTGACAACGGTGTGATTTGTTCCAGGAGAATGATTCGAGATGAGGAATTGCGGCAGAAACGCGCTGAAGGTGGAAAATTAGGTGGCAACCCTAAGTTGAAGGTTAACCTTGAAGTTATCCAAGAGGTTAAACAAAATTCAACCCCTTCATCTTCATCTACATCTACATCTACAACAAAGAAAACAAAGACACAGGCCGAACGGCCTTGTGATGTTTCTCAATCGGTTTGGGATGATTTCATTGCAATCAGGAACAAAGTCAAAAAACCTTTTACTGAAACCGCATTGAAAATTGTTCAACGTGAAGCCGCCAAGGCGGGATATACCCTTGAACAAGCCTTGGAAACATCGTGTGCGCGTGGTTGGCAAGGATTTGAAGCCAAGTGGGTGCAAGACAAAAAAACCGCGTCAGAGGCCCGTCAAGAAACGATGGCAGCACTGACCCGCGGTTTGGCAACACCAAAACCAGCGCCAGCCCCATTTTGGGCAAAACCTGAACAAACCGTGGAGATGTCCGATGTGGAACGCAAACGACTTTTGTGATGCCGAAAGCGGCTTTGATTACGTGTTCAGCAAAATGAATGCGATTTATGGCGCCACGTTTGCCAACCATTGGCGTGATGTTGACCCCAACCTGATTCGCCAGGTGTGGATGGATGAATGTGGCCGCGCCCTGACCTACCGGCCAAAGATGGACTACGCCTTGCAGCACATGAATCCCGACAGGCCACCATCGGCACTGGCGTTCAAAAAACTATTGAACGATGGCCCGCGCATTCCTGACAAGCCTGAAACGCTGATAACCAAACAGCCGACCATTCACGAAAAAATCGCAAGCGAAAAAGCGAAGGCCGAAGCCTTGGCAAAGTTGCGCGAATTCACCCAACAAATCAGGAAAAACACATGACCAAAGACGAAGCAATGGACTTGGCGCTGGAGGCGTTGGAGGAAACTCTCAAAACCTTGGATGATGCCAATGCAATACCGGGTGGCCCTATCGCGGACACGATTTGGTATAGCCCATACGAAACACTATTTGATTATTTGGAGGTGCGAATAGCCGCCATCAAGCAAGCCCGTTCAGCACCTGTGCAGGAGCCTGTGGCGTATTTTGTCAACTGCACCAACTGCGGAGAAGAAAAAAAAGTTGAACAAGGCAATCACCATCCTTGGTGTTTTTGTGGCAGTGATAGTTTTGATTGGGGGAATTCACGAGACGCAGCACCTGTGAAGCCTGTGGCGTGGCGTGTGAGATATTACTACGGCACGGATGGTATGAGCAAACGAACTGGTAATTGGAAACTGGTTGGGTATTCGCCGACTCCCGAAAAAGACAAAGACATTGAGCCGCTCTACACCACCCCACCCGTAGCACAGCCAGCCTACACAAAAGAAGACCTTGACCGCGCATTTAGTGCAGGGCTGGTCGAAGGTGAAAAGCTGGCTTTTGAATCGCCCGCAGCACAGCGGCAATGGGTTGGGCTGACTGAGCAAGAAGCTGCTGAATGTTGGTCAACAGGTACGGTTCGCACATGGCAAGCCATCGAAGCCAAACTCAAGGAGAAGAACACATGAGTTGCCCACACGGAAACCATCCTGACGCCTGCGATATATGCGATGAGGTTGCGGCTGCTTACAACAGCGGCGTAGAGCATACAAAGCGCAAATGGGTTGGGCTGACGGATGAGGAAGTAATGCAGACGATGAGTGGCGATTGGACAAGCCAGTTTTACTTTGCCCGAGCCATCGAAGCCAAACTCAAGGAAAAGAACACATGAATACGCAGCAAGCCACCATGCTGTTGGACAAATTGAAAGAGGGGCAAAATTTTGACTTTGAACAAATTACAGCGGCCCTTATTGCAACAGGCGACCTTGCTGGATGGCGAGAAACCCACCTGGTCGGAAGCCTGGCGGCGGGAATGCGAAGCCAGGGATTGGTTGCGCCGGTTCAAGATTTACCAGCGGGAACACGGGACACGAATGGCGAATGCGTGGTGGGCGCAAACAATCGAGAAAATCGAGAAAATCCGCGGCCCTGGTGCAGCGCGTATCTTGCGGGAAGACATGAACAGGTGCAAATATGAGAAGGGCGGCAAAAG